CCTGTTGCCGCTACTCCTGCCGCTGGCGCTGGCGCTGGCGCTGGCGCTGCAGTCCGCAGAGCTGCTGTTGGTGGATCACCACAACCAGCACCTAGACCTGTTGCCGCTACTCCTGCTGCTACAACCCCTAGAAATAGGAATGTTCCTCCTAAGCGACCTAATCCATTGTGGGAAGGTAAATCCTTCAATAGTTTCATGAATGAGGCATATGAAACAAATGGTGTTGTTTATGAGGGATGGGGAAGAGCAATTCCAGTTGTTGGTAATGTTTTAATGGGTATTGAAGCAGTTAACCGAGCAAGAAAGGGTGATTGGGGTGGTGCAGCACTTTCTGCTGCTGGTGCTATTCCTGGACCCATTGGATATGCGGCGTTTGGTGCCGATATTGCAAGAGAATTGAGTAAGGGTCAACCTGCACAAGCAAAACCAGCAAATACTCCAAAACCAGCAAATACTCCAGCACCTGCTTCTACTCCAAATCCAAAACCAGCAAATACTCCAGCACAAACTCAACCCAAAAAGACTACCGTGTTGGCAAAGAAAGGTGGAGTTCAAGGAACTCTAGATAAATCTACTGGCAAATTTACTGCTCAAAATTGGACTGATAAACAAACATCAAGATACTCCTCATACAAAAAATAATTAAAAAATAAATAAATTTATAGAAGGATAAAAAAATGTCAAAAATTACTAAAAAATCTGTTGATGATTTTAAAAGTTTGTGTGATGGAGTTTCCTCTTATGATCAAATTATAGACGAAGAAACTCAACAACACATAGATTTTATTTTTGAATCTATGCTTGCTGAGGGTTATAGTGAAAATGCAATTTATGCATTCGTTGAAAATTGCACAGAAGTTGAATTATATGAAAAATTTGGTATTAAATGGGGTCTTAAGCAATTTGGTAAATTGAAGGGCCTTTTTAGAAGGGGAGCAAAACCAGCAGCGTCATCTGTAGATGATGTGGCTAGAAGTGGTCAAAGGGCACTTCCTCCAGCAGGACAAACAACTGGTTCTACCACTAGATATCGTGGACAAGGTGCTGGAAGAGTTGAAAAAGTAACTCCACCTACAAAACCAAGTCGCCTATCTAAATTAAAAAGTGGATTAAAAGGTCCTGTAAAAGCAGGTGCTTATGCCCTTGGCGGTGCTGGATTATACATGCTCGGCAGAAACCAAGGTTATGATTCTGGAGTTTCTGATGCAGGTGGAAATGCTGGCGCCGGCGGTGGCGGCGGTGGCGGCGGTGGCGGCGGTGGCGGTGGCGGTGGCGGCGGTACCGGTAGTAGCGATTCTGGAGGATCTACTAAAGGAACTTTCCCAGGTGGTCAAACAAGACAACAAGGTGCTGACATTAACCGCAAGTACAGAGAATTAATTGCTCAGGGAAAAATCAAAGAAGCTGAGGCTTATGGTAAGGAAATGCACGCCAAATTATACAATAAACCTGTACCAAAAGCAGAGACAAAAGTAGAACCAAACACTAAAGATGAATTAGATACTCTTCAACGTCGTGCAATGCTCGATACTGTTGAAAAATCTCCAAATGCCAAGAGGATTGTACAAAATAATCCAAAGGTAAGAGATGCCTTGAAAACTGAACTACGTAATTCATCTGGATTAACTCAAGGTCCTGCTGGTGCAAAGATCGACAAAGATTCTGTTGATAGAGCAATTGAAGCAGAGAAGAAGAGGCAAGAAGAAAGAGCAAAAAAATCACAACAGAAACAATCAGAATCATTTGATGCATATGATATTGTTCTAAATTATCTATTTGAAATGGGTCACGTAGACACCATTGATGAAGCTAATTATATCATGTTGGAGATGGATAGTCAAACTATTCAGAACATCATTGAGCAATACTGATTATAAAGTAAATAATAATTTGTGGGGGGGGCTTGACAAACCCCCTTTTTTTGTCTAGACTAGGTTTGTCTCGGTTAAAGATAAATAATAGCTCATTGAATTCTATAAGATGAGTTATGAGAATCCATGGAGATATGATGGCAAAATTTTTGACTCTGATGATATTGGGGACTACTTTGGGTTTGTTTACTGTATTACCAATAAGTCCAACGGACGATCGTACATTGGGAGAAAGTATTTTTGGTCGTTCAGAAAACCTCCTGGAAAGAAAAGAAAAGTAAAACAAGAATCAGATTGGAAAAAGTATTACGGTTCTTGTCCTGAGTTAAAAGAAGATATAAAAAAGTATGGCAAAGAGATCTTCAGTAGAGAAATACTGAGTCTTCATGAAACTAGAGGTCTTTGCAATTATGAAGAAACTAAACAGTTGTTCTTAAATAATGTCTTATCTGAGGCACTTGACAACGGGAGTCCTGCGTTCTATAATAGCAACATTCTCGGACGCTACATGCGTAAAGACTATGGTAACTTTGGAAGACACTCTGAAGACGACTCATGATTGGGCAGTTGACAGAATGCACACTCTATGCGAAATAGAGACCTATGACGTGTTAGAATCCGTAGAGAATGCTCATGCAATTAAATCAGAGTTTGCTGAATGGTTAAATCCTGATATTGAAGACCATGAGATTTATTCTTTAGAGTATATTGGAGAAAAGTAATTTTTCTATATACTTTGTGCCAAACAAGTGCGATTTGATTTGGATGTAGAATTCAATTGATTTAATGTTTAAAAAATTTATTGCTGCCCCAATTCTTGTCACTGCTTCAGCTGCTTGTGCTTATCCAAGTATCAGTGAAATCAAGAATCCTCCTGAAATTGATGTAACTGTTAATCAGGAGAAAGCAGTTTCAATCAAAGTTGTCAAAAAGTCTTGGAAACTTACTAAGGGAACTAAAGAAGAACACTATGTTCTTGCACAACTTCAAGAAAAGACCAAGATTTCTGATCGTAATGCCCTTGCTACAATCCTGGGTAACATCAAATCTGAATCTAATTTCATTCCCAACATTTGTGAAGGGGGTGCTCGTGTATCATATAAACAATGTACTCATGGTGGTTATGGATTGATTCAATGGACTTCCATAGGACGTTATAATAACCTTGGTAAGTTTGCCACTAAGTATGGTTATGATCCTTCTTCACTTGAGGGTCAGACAGCATACATGATCAATGAGTCTGTATTCCAACGCTACCTTCCAGAATTTGAAGGTCCTGGTAAGACAGTCGATCAATATATGGTTGCTGCTTACTACTGGTTGGGTTGGGGCATCAAAGGATATCGCCAACAGTATGCATACGATTACACTAAGAAACTTGTCTGGTCATGATCAAAAAAATAATCAAGAGTATCAAAAAGGTATTCATTCCCCGCAGTGAATTTCTCATTGAGGAGAAACCTAAGAAAGTTGAGAAACCTAAAGAAAACTATGTTGGTGTTCCTGCTCCCGTAAGCACTCCTACTGATTCTTGGTTTTCTGAACCAGTGAAAACCGAAAAAGTTATTGCCTACGAAAAGCATGTTGCTCAAAAGATTGAAGAGCAAAAGTTTATTGAGGCATCACAACCTAAGAAAGAACCAGAAGACATTCATCAACAGATGTATGCTCGTGCTTCTAAACACTGGGCAACCTGGCAAGAAAATGTCGGAGGTTCTGAAAACTTCCAGTCTGGTCCTGGTGGTTGGAACTCTGGCACTGGTATGGGGCAGTTTCAATGAATAATGGAATTGATCACAATCTGAGTATTGATAAAAATAATAAGTTTTTTAACCATTTTAATTTTTGCAATTGTAAATGGTGCCAACTTTATGGTCTTCCAGTTCTAAATGAAATTGAATTAAATGAGGGAAAACGATATTGGTTTGAAGTTCCTAAGAATGCATCAACATCAATAAAAAATTCTGGTATTAAAATTTTTAGATCATGTAAAAAAGATTCTTATCATCCAGGAAAACTTTATGATGAAATTGATAGTGATGTAGTTCCTCTTGTTGTTTATAATGATCCAGTAAAAAGATTTATATCTTTATGTAATGATTATTTTTCCGAAAAACATTACAATTTTCATTCTAATTTTGGCAAAAAACTATTTTTAGAATGGAAGTTGCTTAGTGATGAACAAAGTATAGAAATTTTTACTTCCATTCAAAAATTGGAGTTTATTTTTAAAAATTTTAAAAATATTACTTCTTCAGAAGAAGTGCATCATTTTTATCCACAAACTTTTTTTGTAGACCAATTAAAATTTAAGAATTTTGAATTAGTTTCAATCCAAAATGTTTGTGAAAGATTTGGTATTGATGGTAGAAACTGGTATAATAGCTCAAAGAAAAATATAAAACTTGATCACTTTACTGAAGACCAAATTAATCTATTAAAAGAAATTTATTCTGAAGACTACAAATTTATTGAAAAGTATACCTAAAATGACAAATAGTTCTATGGATAAAGATTGGCGTTATTCTGAAGAAAGAATGGAATTGCGGCAGAAATGTTATACACTCCTTCTTGGTAGATTTGGTTCTCAATCTGATGAAAATGGAGAACCAATTTATAGTATGCAAAGTATTTCTGAATGCTCTCATGACTGGGTATCACAAGGAAATGTAAACACTTCTGGATTGGTTAAATACTATCAAGCATATTATACAACATGAAAAGATTACTACTTGGTTTGATTGGTTCTTCTTTGTTTGCTATTCCAGCACTAGCAAATGAATCAAAGATCAAAAAAGGATTCTATACTATGGACTCTATGGGTTGCATGATTACACGAGAATGCACCAAAGATGTTCGACGAATCAAGAGTATCGACGATATTCGTAAAGAGTTTCCTAATTCTAATTTTGATCTTGTTGCTGACGAGTTTGACTCGATGTTGGTATCCCTTGATAAGATCGGAGTTATGGTTTTTCTAGGGCATGAAAAGTATTTTCCCCCTGGACATCGTGGAGTTTATCACACAGTATCAAATAACTTTTATCTGAATGATGCCTTTGTGCATCGTCCCCATGTCCTTATGACTGTGATGCGTCATGAAGGATGGCATTCTGCACAGGATTGTATGGCAGGAACTATCAAGAATAGTTTGATTGCTCTCATCTACCCAGAGGAAAAGGTTCCTCAAGTCTGGCGTGATATTGTAGAGAAGAGTTATCCTAAGTCTGCTGTTCCTTTTGAAGCAGAAGCAAAATGGGCAGGTATGACTCAAGGTATGACTGCTAAAGCACTTGATGCTTGTACCACTGGTAAGATGTGGGAGATTTATGAACCCACTCCTTTGACTGAAAAATGGCTGCGTGAAGAAGGATTTATTAATTAATGACTGTACCATTCTTTATTGAAGAACCTATCACTTGGAAAAAGATTGAGGTTCCACCTGATATTATTAGATACTGCGATTCTTTTACATTAGATGCAGATCGTGAGGATCTTCGATATATTGATTGTGTTTGGATGCATATGGGATATTATGGTGTCCCTAAGCACGTTATGAAAGCAGTTAGAGAAGAATGGGAACCACCTGTTAAAGCAATCTTTGAATAAATAATATCACCTGAAATTTTCAGGTAACCAGCCAAGAGAGATTCTGTGAAAACTTCTTGACTTATTATGTTGAATTTTTTGTTGGAAAGCATTTAAAAGGTATGACACATTTAACGAGAGATGTGTTAATCAAAACCATCATTGCCACTGAGATGCAAAACAACGATGGTGAAGATTACACAAAGCAGTTAAAAGAAACCAAACACAAGTGGGAACACGCCTCAAGCGAGGAACTTTGTAAAAAATATAATCAAATACAAAAAGCAAATATCACTGTTGAAATCTTAGCACCATAAATAGCAGTGCCTTATTTCACACATAATGCCAGAAGAAGTAAAGGAACCTCTAAAAGAGGAAGAAAAAAAGAAAGGTTTATTTGGTAAAATAAAAGCAGCTGCCGATGACCACGAAGGTCAGTTGGAAGCAATCAGCACTATGGTCAGACTTGGTATCCTCATCTGGTCTGGTGGTATTTTGACTCTTGCTTATATTAAACTTCCTGCTGCATTGGGTATTCCCGAACAGAAACTTGATCCTACTTTCATCGCATCGGTGTTTACTGGTGTTCTAGCAACATTTGGTGTTCAGACTGCTAAGAAGTCTGGCGACGGAACGATGAAGATGGGTAATGCTGGCGGTGTATCTAAGGCAGATTTGGAGAAACTGATTGCTGCTGCTGCCGCAACTGCTCCTGCTCAAACGATTCGTATTGAACAGGCACCTCTTCAAATCTCAACTGCTGCTCCTAAGAAGGACGGCGAACCTCCTGTAATGCCTACAATTTAATGCCA